GTGACCAAAATCAATAACATTAAAAATGAGCCAGCGTTACAGGAGGCAATAGAGGTGTGTTCTATGTTGAACGAAAAGGATTTATTTGATATAAGGGATGCTATATACAAGTGGCTGAATGATATATGAGTGAGATGATATTGTTTGGGGTTATAGGAAGTAGTGTGCTGAACATTTTTGGTGCGGGGGGATACATCGCCTTCTTGCTTTGCTTTACGTATGTTCTTTGGTCGTATCTGGAAGAGCATCCTTCCTAAAGTCGTCCCACTCTATTTCCTCAACCACCACAAAAACACGCGGGTTATCTTTATCTAGGTAGTGTTCACAGACAATTTTCTTAATGGCCCGGTCATTCTTGTACCACTTCCCCTGTAAGCCGTCTAAGACTAACGAGGGATCCAGGTCTGGCCGTCTGCTTGTATACCAGATAGAAACCCAAGCCTGCAAATCACCCTCTAAGAAGGGCCTCTCAGACACCTGGTAGGCCATTGATTCCTCAAACGCCAAGGCACGTTTTGATTTGATGAACCGGGGCATATCCCCAAAGCGGACAAATTGTCTGGAATTAGACTTCCCTAGGCACTCTCCATAAATCCATTGAGAATACATTAGCCTAAATACCAATCGTACTTCTTCTTGGCGCGGGCCAGAGTATTAACCTGGTTTTGGAGAACCAAATGAGTGATTTTGCTGTTGATATGCTGTATATAACTAGCTGGTTTGTCTGGTAGTGGGCATTCAGCATTCGCTCCATTGGGGACCATGGTCACAGATGGCCCCAAAGACTGGAAGGGCGGAGGCCTGTGGCGGGGCAGAAACTCTGGTAACTCATGACGCCTAACTGCGCGCCTAGTGAACGCGGAGTGAAAAAGTGGGCCAGACAAACCATCTATTTATCCTCCTGTGCTCCAATTTCCATCAGGGGCATAGTTACGTTCTTTATATGTTCTTTGGGAAATATCATAAGTGAATTCTGCCTCTCCAATCTCTCCATAGAGCCCTTGTTCTCGTATTTTACGTGTCATGATGGTGGTAGTGTTTGCGTCAAAATCACGATGCACGGTAATAATTACATCTGATTGATTGTGCCAGTGAGCGGCTCCAGATATGTCGTAGGCGCTCGGGGGGGAGTATTGTCCATCGCTTCTCTTCTGTAGTTTGGTGGGGTGTGCTACGCAATGAACAGTGCTGTTGTGAACTCGGGCAAAGCGCTTACAGATAGAAATAAAGTCCCTAATATGTTCATCTTCCCTTTGATTGCCGGGTCTGCTGGCATCTACTTCGTTATACGGGTCTATGACAATCCCGTGTACCCCGAATTTTAGCGTGGCTGATTTCGCTATATTTAGGATTAATTCAATCTTTGGTATGCTTTCCCTCGTTTCTATAAAGTAGAAATGCTTGTTAATGTAGGCCAAGGCGTCAGTCAATTCGTCTTTTGTTAGGCGGTTGGTGAATCCAGGGTCAAATGATTTGTTGGTGTACATCATAACAAGTCGGCGCAAATGCATTTGAGTTGATTGCTCTGGGCTAAAGATAGCGAATTTATGCTTGTATCTAGCGGCCAGTTTTAACAACACAAAATCAAGAAATATGGATTTCCCGTGGTTTGGTATCCCCGTCCACAGATTAAACGTCCCTGGCATTACTTTATAAATCTTATCCAGGGCTGGCTCACCTACTTCAAAAGGTCTGTCATAATTCCCATCGTATAAGTCATGTAGGGAATGAAAGTAATCACGAGTGGAATAGAGCCCATCAATAGGATACGCAATCGCTTCCTCTACAACGCTTCGTAACGCCTCTGGGCCTTGCTGAACCAAGAGTTCATTAGCGTCTTTAATGCCTTTAGGGAGTCTTACGTACCACGAAATATCTCTACCAAAGCGATGTAAAAGCTCTTTGTGCAACGCCCTGCCGGGGCCATCATTATCTGTAAACAAGATGACTTTCGTAGGTTGTATGGGGGAGTGTTCTAATGCTGCAAACCTTTGGTCGTTAGCATCAAACTTAGCAGTCTGCGGAGCGCCGCCAGGGAGGGTGGTTACGTTATGGAATCCCGCCTCAGCGAGACTTAGTGCGTCTATCTCCCCTTCCACAAATATAACCGTGTCGGCAGTGTGGACGTTTGTATAGTTGTAGAGGATAGGCATAGCATCTTGCTCTTGCCGGAACATCTTGTCCTCTGTTCTGTACTTAACATTGACCAGTTCGCCTTTTTCGTCATGGTAAGGGAAAGCTATCCAGTTGCCGCTAGCAAATAATTTATAGTTATCTACTGTAGCCTTGGTTATTCCTCTCTTTTCCATGTAGGCATAGAGGCTTTGTTTTTGTTCGTTGACCTTTGGTTTAGGGGCCACGTATGTTTTGGTGGGAGCATGCCCTTTAAAGGTATAGTTATCTTTAATGAAGTAATTGCCTTTCATCGTGCAATGGTGGCAGAACCAAACAGCACCACCATCTGCCTCCAGGGTTAGGGCGAATGGGCGATCTTTTGGGTTATGTGAACCAGCTGGCCCCTGGCATTCTGGACATTTTATTTTCTGGGTTCCAAGGGATTGGTTTCTTGGTCTTATGCCCAATTCATTAAACGTAGCATCTAGTGTCATTTCATTTTTCATTGTGGTTCCTTAACCGGCTATCTTATTGATAGACTTAATGGTAGTTACATGTTCTTTTGTTTTTGCGTAATCTTCGTACCTCCGTTTATTGAGAAAGGTAGCCGCATGTGGAATAAACTGTGATTCGGTTGATTTCTGTTTACAGATCCACGCAAAATTCCTTGTGTTGTTAATTAACTCAATGAGAAAGCAATCTTGCTTCTCTTTAACGCTGCTAATTTTACTTATCAATTTAACGAATGCCTTGTTGGCCTCAAATTTGCCCACGCGACGAGGATAGACTTTCCAAAACTGCTTAAACCCAACGCTATATGTATCTTCTTTAGTATCCTCTTTAGTATTGGGGGGTGTCAGAGCCGGGGGGAGGGGGGTTACAGCGCCTATGGGGGAGGGGTCAAGGGTTAAATGATACCTGTTGCTGGTTTGGCCGCCGTCCACTGTTCGTCGGTGTTCTATGCGGAGCAGGCCAGATTGTTCAAATTCTTTTATTACGCGCTGCACACCCTTAGAGTCCTTTAGCCCTACGATCTTTGCTATGTGTTTATAGCTGGGGTAGCAAGAGCCATGCTCATCTGCGTAGTTAGCGAGGATAACGAGTATTAGTTTTCTGGTAGGGGAGAGGCCTTCGGTTTTTATTGCTTGATTTAGGGCCTCTATAGACATTAGTTCATTATCGCTGATTCTAGAGAAAACACAACCCGAAACGGGTTATACACCAATATCCCCTTCTGATAGCCACTTGTGGATTTCTGCTTTGTGCGGTTCCCACATGTCAGGTCCAAATAAGCGCCTCATTTTAATATCTGCCTCCGCATGCCCGTGGCTTAAAACAAAGTCAGCGTAATGGCGTTTCATTGATCCAACCACGAGGCTATTAACAATGTCCTCTGGGCGTGCGCTGCCCCACGATTCATATCTTATGCTCATGCGTCTAGCCACTCATCATAGGTTAATAGGGGTTGCCCGTTCCTCGTTATGTCGCCACCCTCGCCATCGTTAGCGCAGCCCCTATAAATTTCATATTCCTGCTCTAAGGAACCTCGGAGGCGGGTTTGAAACTCTAATTCGTCAGTGGCCATCTTTAAAAGTCCCCTTGTTCAGCATCATAGCGTAATAATCATAGCGTAATATTTGATAGTAGCCTTCCATAACTGGTGAGCCACATTTGGTTTTCCTAGACACGCTTGAATCCCAGGAGTCATGAATCACGCCGTTAACTACTGCGACATAATGGTGTGACAGGGAGGCGATATAGATACCCCTTCGCGGGATGTCTGATAGGTAAGATTTCTTGGTAATGACAGTCTCCCAGCCAAGATTAGACAACCACGCATGAGAGACTGGCCTCGCCACACCATTTGCTGCGGAAGTCTCTAACCCTCCTGTCATCTCTGAGGATAGTTCCGCGAGTCCACGACGAACTCTGATATATGGCTCATTGGTCGCAATGGCAATTGCCCTAACAACACAGTCACCGCCTTTCCCCTTAAATCCTGCGTCTAAGCGACCGCCGTCTGTTTGTTTGTAGCGCATTACGCTTGCTCCCCTTTGTGGATGGACGCCTTTGAAGGGCGTTTGAAATACCCAAAGCATTTATCATTATCAGCGGTTAGAATAGAGGCGGTGAAGATTATGCGATCTCCTGCGTCGCACTCAAATTCTATAGACAGGGGGCATGTTCCCCAGATTTTGAAACCGAGGTCTGCCCGTACTAGCATTTTGGTGACCAAACCATATCCCGTATCTACCGTCTTCGTTGACAATATAACGCCGCTGATTATGTGACGGTCCTTGAGCATCTCAAGTGGGATCTCAACGGGTTCCGGCTCATTAGCCCTGGCTTCAGCCTTCTCGGCTGCTTCCATTGCAATTTTTTTGACCAACGCCCACTGTTTTAGGGAGAGTGACCGCCACGTGCGGAAGTTGCTTTTGATATTCTTTATAATGTGGTGATCAAAATCCAAGGCGATGCGACGATTTGGAGCTAACGTTGCCAGTGCCATTTCTCCCTCTATTCTAGTTTTCGCGGCCTTTACGGAGCGGCGGATCTTTTTATCCTGATATTCGTGAGCTGTTAAGTTCAGATTGCGAGAGGCGCACTGGTTGCCGACAATGGCGTATTCACCGGCAGCATTTATATAAGCGGCACCGTAGCGGAAATGCGTACCGCAATGGTCACATGTCCCCTTCTCCATGAACCGAGAATCTTTCGCGGCATGCTTTACAGCCTCATCCCAACCCCAGATAACATCGCCCGTGGAGTTGTTGTCACCCGCCATTTCTTGCAGACAGTCGGCCCAGAAATCAGCGTATTCTTCTGATCCGGGTGGGTGTAAATAGACAATAGCAGCGAAGTGCCAGTCTTCAGGATTGTTGAAATTAAATCTGGGGTTAGTCACGTTACCTCCTACTCTCTTGATTTTATCAATTGAAGCCTACTTATTTAGACATTCATTCTCGCTCATTTCTACAAAGAAGACAACCCGTTTTGGAATATTTATACAATTATTTTTTGCTATCAGTGCGTTTTGAGCTAATATGGCTGGGAATAGTTGGGAAAAAATGGCAAAAAAAGGCTCAAAAGTGAAACTCACCGATACGCTCAAAGAAAGAATTCGTATTGAATATGTGCACGGTATAGAGTCAGATACTGGAGAGAGGACGATACCCACGTTAGATGAACTGATTACTAAGCATGGGATACCAAAGACAACGCTTTATCGCACTTCATCAACGGAAGGTTGGAAAGCCCAGCGTGAAAGGTTCCAATATGAATACATGGCAAGGCTGGATGAAGAGAGAACTAAGAATCTTGTAGAAGAATCCAAAAAACTTGACAACACATCTATCAATCTAGCGAAATTGCTGATGGCCACCGTGGGGCAACAGATGAGGAGAAACAGCCAAGAGATGATGGAAGGAAAGGGCGGTTTAAATGCCTCGCAGGTTCTCAGTTTAAGTAACGCAGCATTATCAGCCCAAAGGCTGGCCAAATTGGCCCTTGGAGAAGCAACCCAAACTATAAATCTCAATGCAAACTTTAAAGACAATAGCGCCTTCAGAGAAGCTATGGAACTGCTTGACTCAGTTGCAGACCAACGGAGACAAGGCGGCGATAGCGCTATACACTGAATGGCTAAGAACGGCTAGGCCCAAACAGCTACAACCCGGCACAGAGCATCACATATGGCTCATACTGGCCGGGCGTGGGTGGGGGAAAACTCGCACTGGCGCTCAGGACATAGCTCTCTATGCTCTACGCAACCCAGGAGTGCATTGCGCTGTTGTTGCTCCTACACATGGGGATTTAAGGCGCGTTTGTTTCAATGGACCTAGTGGGTTATTGAAGATAATCCCGGAGGATTGTTTCTTAAAAAGCGATTCAACTAAGGGTTATTCAAGCAGCATATCTGAGATACGTTTACACAACGGTTCAAAAATAGAGGGTTATGCGGCAATTAACCCAGAGCGTTTAAGAGGCCCGCAGTTTCACCGGGCCTGGTGTGATGAGTTGGCAGCATGGAGATATCCAGAAGCGTTTGATCAGTTAATGTTTGGCTTGCGTTTAGGCGATCATCCTCAATGTGTTATTACAACAACCCCAAGACCCACAAAACTAATAAAGGAGTTAGTGGAACGCAAGGACGTGGCATTAACGAGGGGGCATACATTTGAGAATGAAGCCAACCTGTCTGACACGGCCCTGACAATGCTTAGAGAGCGGTACGAGGGAACTGTTATGGGGAGGCAGGAATTGTATGCGGAAATTGTTGATGACGTTGATGGCGCGTTGTGGACAAACGGCATGATAGAAGGTGGCCGATTAAAAAAAG